TATCACCACTACAGTTTGACTCAAAAGTATCTGATGTTCAGTACTTGTCAGCGTCTGTCACTTTCAAGTATACTATCTATAACATCGAACCTATGATTTGTTGTTGATGTATGATAGACCTTGAAACACTTCAAGGAATGTGGAATGAAGACTCTAAGATTGATCCAGATAACTTGCACACTGAGTCTCTTAATATACCTGTTTTGCATTCCAAATATTATGACCTATATAATACTCTGATGCTTCTGAGGAAGAAAGCAGAGCAACAGAGAAAAAATATTAGACACGAAAGATATGAGTACTTTGCAGGTAAAGCCGACCCCGAAGTATACATTGAGAATCCCTTTCCTAAGAAGATTAGAGATAAAGAAACTATGCAGAAGTATCTGGATGCAGATACTAAGCTCTCAGGAGTTTCGTTGAAGATCGAATACTACGATGTAATGTTGAAATTCATCGAAGAAATCCTCAAACAGATAACTAATAGAACATACCAGATTAAGAATGCAATCGAGTGGAGCCGTTTCACAGCAGGTCTAGGTTAATGGAATCAGAAGAAGAGAGTTACTATCACTTGGAACTTCCTATACAGGCAGTTCGTATCATCCATGTAGGTCTATCACAGGCAGTGAGTAAGTGGTCTGGTGGACATCCTCTAGAACAAGAAGATCTGATTACGATGCGTGATCACTTCTATAGAATTATTTTAGAACACCAGTTTGAAAACAGCCAATAAATACATATAGGTTAAGCCTATATGCATGAGCCATTTGATTATCCAAAAGGTAAATGAAGTTTACCTGAAGATAGAAACAGAACCCCATGTTGAACACGAACTGAGAGATCGGTTTACCTTTGAGGTAGAGGGTGCAAAGTTTATGCCTCAATATCGTAGGAGGCATTGGAACGGAGAAATTCATTTGTTCGATATGAGAACAAAGAGAATCTATGTTGGTCTGCTCGATAAGATCATCGCCTTCTGTGAACAAGCGGGATATACATACGAGTTTCTGGACAATAAGTTCTACGGTCTTCCCTTTGAGGTCAATGAGATGATCTCTAAGGAAGGTGTCAAAGATTATATGAAATCACTGACTGGCCCTGACATCAAACCAAGGGACTATCAGATTGATGCAGTTTATGATGCACTGAGATACAATCGTAAACTTCTCATCTCACCTACAGCATCCGGTAAGTCATTTATGATTTACTCTGTGGTAAGATTCCATGTAGGTATGAAAAGAAAAGTTCTACTTGTGGTGCCCACTACATCACTTGTGGAACAGATGTATAAAGACTTCGAGTCTTATGGTTGGGATGCACAGAATCATTGTCATAGAATCTACGCTGGTAGAGAAAGAGTCAATACTAATGAAGTGACTATTACTACCTGGCAGTCAGTTTATCAACTGGATAGATCATTCTTTGAAGAGTATGATGTTATTATTGGAGACGAAGCACACCTCTTCAAGAGTAAATCACTTATCTCGATTATGGATAAGTTACATCATGCTAAGTACAGATATGGGTTTACTGGAACTTTGGACGGTACACAGACTCATAAGTGGGTATTAGAGGGATTATTTGGACCCTCATATAAAGTTACCCAAACTAAGAAACTACAGGATGAAGGGCACCTGGCTAAGTTAGATATTCAATGTATCGTACTCAAGTATAGACCACAGAAGTTTGATGTCTTTGAAGATGAGATACAATTCCTGATTGGCCATCCCACAAGAAACAAATTCATTACTAACTTGGCAGTTGATTTGAAAGGTAACACTCTCATACTCTATGCCAGAGTGGAGGCTCATGGAGCTATTCTATATGACGAGATAAATAACAGAGTGGAAGAAGATCGTAAAGTCTTCTTTATTCACGGTGGTGTAGATGCTGAAGATAGAGAAGAGGTCAGGCGTATTACAGAGGAAGAGAATAACGCCATAATCGTGGCTTCTTACGGAACCTTCAGTACTGGAATCAATATTAAAAACTTACACAATGTTATCTTTGCCTCTCCATCAAAGAGTAGGATCCGCAACCTACAGTCTATTGGTAGAGTCCTCAGAAAAGGCAAAAACAAAGTGAAAGCCAAACTATATGATATCGCTGACGATACCACTATTAACAGTCGTAAAAACTATACCCTGAACCACTTTATTGAAAGGGTGAAGATATACAATCAAGAACAGTTTAACTATGACATATCAACAATCAACATCAAGGAGTAAGTATGGAAGAGGAATTCTATGCAACAATTAAACTCAAGCATAATGGAGAAGAGATCTTTTCAAAGGTAACACCAAACGATGAAGGAGACAGAACACTTCTGCATTTGGATAGTCCAATAGTCGTCGAAGTGATGAAGGTCAGAGGTAAGTTGGCTGGGTACAAGATGGAGCCCTGGTTGAAAACGAGCACCAATACAGACTTTGTAATTGATCTAGATGATGTTCTTTTGATGACAGAATCTGGTGATCTAGAAATGATCCTTTATTACGAAGACTACATATCTAAGATGAATAAGGGTAATTACTCAGAACTAGATAGGAAGATGGGTTACTTAGGAACCGTAGAGGAAACTAAGAAGTCCCTAGAGAAACTCTTTAAAGCAAGCTAGAAGAGTATCTGTTTTTGACAAACCTATTCTAATGAAATCCCATGGGTTTGTTAAGCCCAGTGTTTTCGGGTATAATCACCGAAGACATAGAAACATTATGACTACTGCACACGCCTATGGAACAATGAGACGAAGAAAAGCAAAGCCCGAACACTACGTCAATAATAAAGAGTTTCTCAACGCACTAGAGAACTACTTTGCAGAGTGTGAAAGAGCCAAACTCAACGATAATCCAAAGCCTCCTATTCCAAGGTACATTGGTGAATGTTTCTTGAAGATTGCAAATCATCTCTCATATAAGCCTAACTTTGTGAACTACATGTTCAAGGATGATATGATCTGTGACGGTATTGAAAACTGTGTCAGATACATTCATAACTTCAGTCCTGAGAAGTCCAAGAACCCGTTTGCATATTTCACTCAGATCATTTACTTCGCTTTCCTCCGTCGTATCTCCATGGAGAAGAAGCAGTTAGAGATCAAGAACAAGATCCTGGAGAAGACCAACTTCGATGAAGTCTTCGACGCCAATGACCTTGACAGTGATAATTACTCAGACTATAATCAAATCAAAGACAGCGTGCATAGTAAGTTGAGGAATGGATGCTAACAGCCATCATTACTGATACACACTTTGGAGCAAGAAAAGGATCCAAGTTGTTTCATGATTACTTTGAAAAATTCTACAATGATATCTTCTTTCCTGCTCTAGACGAGAAAGGTATCACAACTGTCATCCACATGGGTGATGCATTTGATAGTCGTAAGGGTATTGACTTCAAAGCCTTGGACTGGTCAAAGAGAGTAGTGTTTGAACCTCTGAAACAAAGAGGTATCACTATGCACCTAATGGTGGGTAACCACGATGCATATTACAAGAACACAAACAGTATCAACGCTATTGATCTCCTGTTAGAGGAGTACGATAATGTGATTACTTATTCACAAGCCACAGAGGTTGAAGTCGGTGGTCTCCCTATTTTGTTTATTCCGTGGATCAATGAAGAGAATTCTGAAAGGACTTTCAAGCTTATTGAAACTTCAAGTTGCAAGTGCGCGATGGGGCACCTTGAGCTCACGGGATTCAGAGCGCATCGTGGCTGCATCATGGAAAACGGTCATGACAGCAAATTCTTTGAGAACTACGAGGTGGTCTTCTCTGGCCACTATCACACTCGATCATCCGATGGGAAGATCTTCTATCTGGGAAATCCCTACGAGATGTTCTGGAACGATGTCAACGACGAAAGAGGATTCCACTTCTTCGACACAGAAACATTAGAACATACTCCGGTTAACAATCCTTACCAATTGTTCCATAATATCTACTATGAGGATACTGACCATCAACTCTTTGATGCTACTACCTATAGTGACAAGATCGTAAAGGTTATTGTCAAGAAGAAAAGTGACATTACAAAGTTTGAAAAGTTCATTGACAAACTCTATTCAGTAGGCGTTCATGATCTCAAGATCGTAGAGAACTTCCAACTGGTTGAAGCCGATGACTTTGAAGCAGGTGAGTCAGAAGATACTCTTTCTATCCTTGATAGATATATTCAAGAAGCCGACACAGATCTTGACAAAGATCGTATTCAAAAAATGATGAGGCATACTTATCAGGAAGCATGTGAACTTATCTGATGTACATTATTACAGTAGAAGGTAAAGAAAGAGAAGGAGCATACTCCGTTGTAGATGATGAAGGGGAACAGGTTCTCTACATCTTTGCAGAAGAGGATGATGCCAACCGATACTGTATGCAACTTGAAGAACTGGACTATCCTAAGATGAAAGTCCTAGAGATTGATGATAACCTCATGATCAAGACCTGTGAACTTCACGACCACAGGTATTCGATCATTACCCCTAATGATGTTGTGATTCCCCCAGACAATTCAGATGATTATCTTTGAGAAGATTAGATGGAAGAATTTTCTTTCTACCGGTAATCAATTCACAGAAGTAATATTAAATGAGAAGAGATCCACAATGATTGTGGGTAGCAATGGTGCCGGTAAGAGCACCATTCTTGATGCACTCTGCTTCTCACTCTACGGAAAGGCATTCCGTAAGATCAACAAAGGACAGATGATCAACACCACCAACGAGAAGGGGGCTGTGGTTGAGATTGAGTTCAATGTGAATAAGGTTGATTGGAAGATTGAAAGGGGAATCAAACCTAACACATTCAAGATCTGGCGTAATGGTGAAGAACTTGACCAGAAGGCAGCTGCACTGGATCAACAGAAGTGGTTGGAACAGAATGTTCTGAAGATGAACTACAAGAGTTTCACACAGATTGTGATTCTGGGTAGTAGTTCTTTTGTACCATTCATGCAACTACCATCGAGTAGTCGGAGAGAGGTGGTAGAAGACCTGTTGGATATCAAGATCTTCTCCTCTATGAACACACTGATCAAAGATAAGATTCGTGGCATTAAAGAAGAGGTTCGTACTCTTGAGTTGAAGAAGGAATCACTCAACGATAAGGTA